CAGCATCATCACTATCACCAAGAGTCAAGAGTACATCACTAGAACCTGCATCAATGGTAGATGAGATAATCATGCCTGCACTAAGAACCACAGTGTTAGCTGGAACTCTGAATAAAGTAGCAGTTACCAGAGTTGTACTGAAATTAGTCTCAGTTGAGACAGCAGTACGAACTACATCACGTGCCCATTCAGTCATACCTTGCCAGGGGGCATAAGCTGGGGGCTTTAGAATTTCAACGGTCATAGTAAACCTCCTTCAGGCTTCGTCAAACATACTAAGGGCTTTTACAATCAACTGTCGCTGAACGCATTGGTATGTTTGAGCACACGAATCCAATCAGAGTTTAGAACCTCAGGAGTCAATGTCATCTTCCACGCCAAAGAACCACGCTGATTCAATGGATCAGAAGCACCAGCAGAACCAACAGGTTTCAAGATAATGCTAACTGGATTGATTTTCTGTCCAGTCAAAACTTTGCCCATGTCATTCTGGTTATCAACATCTTTGGGTTCTTCAATTCCAGCCAAGCCCAAGATTGCATAGGATTCACGACCAATGAAGAGTGCTGAGTAAACATCTGTAGTAGAACCTACACCTACATCAGCCCATTCCTTTGCATTGGATGTAACAAAGAATTTCATTCGTAAAAGTCTTCCTACATATCCACTGCGGATAGCTGAATTGGGTGCTTCCTGAACAAACATGTTCACGAAAGTTGGGTCTAACATCAGACTTGCCCAGGTGTGGGGGTGGATGATTACAACAAAGTCTTCACCATCAACAGGTAATGCCGAGGCTGCTTCTAGTGCAGCATATTGTTCAACAATATCTTTGTAGCTGATGTCATGTGCAGGTGAATCTAAATCACCAACAGCAGACTGCCCACCTGAGTAGTCAATCGTTGCATAGGCATTCAACTCATCACGAACAATAGAGTCAGCACTGAGTCCACACTGTTCTCCTAAGATACCACTCATCTCAGAGATGATGGGGTCATAGGCTTCAAGTTCAACAATGTCTGAGAACCCCATCCAAGTTCCGTAAAATGCAGGGGTCATGGTAATGAGGGTAGGAGTTGGTGAAGAGGTTTCAGCAGGTGTAGTACCTTCAACAAGAGCTGTAGTATTAGCGGAGAGAGTTCCATACTTACGAACTTCCCAGCTACCATACTTATTGATACGGGCTTTCATAGCCCAACGACCATGCACATACCGAGGGATGGCACGCATAAGCAATCGTTTTTCGTAGAAAGTTTTGATTGCATCCGATAATGTAGTAGTATTCATGTCAGCCATGATTTACCTCCAAATTGTTTTTGTGATAGAACTACTCCATTGGAATAGTCCTTGGGTCGATAGTTCCTTGCTCCAATTTGGTAAAAAATTCTTCTGTGTTTGGGTAACGTTTTTCAATGTCGGCCCAACTTATCTTTGGAGCACCAGAATTTATTTGATTTGTAAGCGGAGATCGTTCTGGCACTTCAGGCTGCTGTGGGGTTGTTCCTTGTGGGGGCTGGGGTTGTTTGAGTGTCTGAACAAGTCCTTCTAGTTCCTTGACCTTGCTCTGTACACCTTCCCATCCAGATTGTACTAACGCATTGATGTCACCATCTAGTTTGAGCTTCTCTTTTGGTACACCCATTTGTTCTACAAAGTATTGGGTATAGTTATTTCTTATCTCAAGTTCTTGCATCTGCTGTTCATACTGCAAAGCCTTCTGTTTCCATTGTTGAGCCTGCTCTAATTCCAGTTGTCTTTCAAACTGTAGCTTCTGATCGTCTGTCATTGTAGCCAGCTTTGCTTTCTGGATTTCTTCCTGTAACTTACGTTGCTCATCCTCAAATTGTTTCTTGGTCTGAGCAAGCTGTTTGTCATAGGTAGATTTCAGCTTGTTAATGTCCTGTTCTCTTGCCTGAATCTTTGCCTCTAACTCTTTCAACTTATCTGATCCGGCATCTGGTACTGGTTGTGTGGGCGTCACATTCGCAACCCCACTCGGCTCAGGCGTCACTGGTTGAGTAACCGCTGTGCCTTGTGCAGTATTCAAATCTGCAATCTGATTTTGTTCTGTCATTTAATGTTCTCCTCTGCATACAATTATAAGTAATTTGTTCTATATTTGTCAATAGGTATAGAAAATTTATTCCATCACTGTATCTATGCGATTAGCTGTGCCCATCCTGCGAATAATCTTGATGTTATCACGTATGATCTTTGAGTATTCTGGGTTTGTCTGAGCTACACTATTCAGATAGTCAAGTCCTGCCTGTGTTACCTGACCTGATTGTATCTGTGCTACCATCTGCTCATGTAGCTTATCCAATAATTCCTGAGGCCACCACGGTTGTTTCGTTACACCTCCTTTTCCTAATCCATATACTATCAACTCCATACCCGTTCTCGCTCCACGTTTTCCCTGTGGTAAGAAAGCATTGGCATATGGAGATCGTTTATATTCCTGGTATGTAGCTGAATACCCACTACCAGAAGAGTATCCACTTCCACCACCTGAGTATCCTAATCCTGATCCACTGCCTGAATACCCACCCGAAGTAACGGTTGCTTCATAGTCTGGATGATAATAGGCTGCCCACGTAGTATTGGTTTCAGCATACTGGTCTTTCAAAGTGTAATACTGTGAAATCTTGAAGTATTCATCTGGGTTTTCTTTTCTGAATTGCTTCCTTTCCTCTGTGTTCAGGCCATAATAGTAATTCTGTAATGTCCAGATGTCTTCTCCTAGTTGCTTCTCTACCTTAGTTCTAAACTCTTCCTGGCTTTTCTTAGCTTCAGAAAACTCTAATAACTGTGACTCGGTTGCTGAGGTAAGCCCAACTTTTTGAGCTGCAAGTTTAGCAATCCTCAATAGGTTAGCATAATCCTCTGGATCACGGAAAGCATCTACATCCCCACCCACTCGGATAAAGAAATCCCAGTCACTCTCATTACCACCTAACATTCTGAATGCTTTCATGTAGTCTTCTCTGACTGGACTATTGCCAGGCCCAAGAGATGCCTGTATCTGCCAGAGTTCATCTGTACTTAGTTCCATGTCTGACTTTCCTAAGTTCATTCTATCCTCTGGTTTCATGTACTGCTTTCCTTGAATTTCCTGCATCAATACTGTTCTGTCAAACTGATTTTTACCATATTCTTTTTCAATCCATGCAATAACTTCCTCAGGTAATGGATCACGATAACTCTTTTCAAAAGCTAACTTAGCTGCCTGAGCTTCATACATGTTTTTACCTTCAAGGGAATCAAAGTATGGTTGTAAGATATTCTGTTGGTAGTATTCCCAGACTGCATCAAGGGGAGTAGCTGTGTCCTTTGACCACTGCTTCAATCCATCTGCACTGGCTTCTTTCTTGATCTTGGCTATCCATGTAGGATATTGTTTCAACCTATCCTCTAAATAAACCTGGCTTTCATTGATCTGGTTGATAATACTGATCTCTAAAATAGGTAAGGCTATCTCAGCTATCTCAGGAATTGTTTCCTGCCATTCCAGTTCTATTCTCTTATTCTCTTCATAGCTCTTATCCTGGTCATAAGAAGGTTTGGTTGCCAGTATCTCGTTCCAAAATCTGTTGCGTAAATCTCTTTCAATTCTTACTGTAGGTTTATAACCTAAGAATGAATCAGGGTTAGCAAGAGAGTATGCAGGGTTGGTCTTGATCAGTTCAAGCTGTTCAAAATATTCTTTATAAACCGCTGACTTAGCTTCTGTGTTTCCTACCATAACAAGAGATAACTTTTGATTCAGCTCATCTCGTGCTGTCTTCATAGCCTGATAGTAAAGATTGGTCTGTTCATCTATATTGTACTGACGAGCCATCTCATCTCTACGTTCCTGCCCCTGTAAAGGTTCTTCTGTGTCTGGGTCAACTACATACCTTGACATCATCAAAGCATTCCAGAAGTACCCATCCAGAGTATTGAACTTGGTATTGATATACTCATCATACCTTTCCTCTGGGTCTCCTGACATACCAAATAGATTAGCCAGTGTTTGATCTTCTATGGATACCTTGAGTAGATTGATTTCATCTCGAATAGACTGTAGGTCAGCCTGACCAGCAGTAAAGGCTTTGGTATAAAGACCTGTCATGTGTCCACCCATAGTACGGAAGTATTGATCTGTCTCCATCTTATCTCTAGCTTCTATCCACAGTGATTCCTCTTCTCTATTGGGGTTGGCATATATGGCTACTACCTGCTTGGCATAATCTAACTTATCCTCAGGTGTAGATAATCCTTCAATGTGTTCTCGTGCCATCATCAACATCTCACGCTCAATCAAGTAGTCTGACCATGAAACTCTTGGCATCAGTGTCTCCCCTGTCTGTGGGAAGATTTTACTGGCTGTTGCCTGATCCACTCCTGATAACTTTCGTACCTTCTCTACCATCCATCTTTCCCATACAGGTGGGATGTAATCAATTGGGAAGAAAGCTCTAATTGTCTCATATGCCCAGCCTGGTTTTGGATATTGTGGATCACGCAGTTGCATCAAAATCTGCTGTGGGATTGGGCCTATATTCAAACCAAAGATAGGTGCATCATCAAGGAAGAACTTGGCTATCCACTGCATGGCTGGTAATTCTTCTTCTACTTCCTGTCTTCCCTCTGTTCTTGGGAAAGCAAAGCGATAGAACAAAGGTGCTAATGGGTTGAACC